ACATAGACAGCCTACAGTACGTGTATTTGGCAAATAACCTCCTTATGGAACGACACAACACCACAGATTTTATTATGGGTGCTTGTCGCTACAACGACCTCCCATATCACGAATACGAGAAAATCCGGCAGTCAATAATCCGCAGTTTTATTTGACCCGAAAAAAAAATAAAAAAAAGTTTGGAAAATATTTGACGGATAAAAATATCCGTTGTATATTTGTCATAACAAAACTAAAAACTATCAATATCAATCCATTCACCAAAGGTCATATTCTCCAAATCCATAAAGCGGTAGGTCTTCCCACCAAACTCAAACTCGTTGTAAAATCTGTCCCCCTGCTCAAGAAAATACTGGCTCAAATACTTTGAGGTCTCATACACACCCTCCCAATTCGCTTGCTCAATATCTTCAACCGATAAACCTGTTGCCAGGGATATAAGGGTTAAAATAAAATCCCTTTCTGTCCCCAAATCTTTTAGGGTGTTTAACTGGTTCCAAAGTTCAATAGTGGGTTCAGGGACTTCGTATTCCTTCTCGTCAAAAACGATGTAATGTTTTTCCATAATCTTAATAAATAAAGTATGCACCCTTGGTCTTGCGTTCCTTGAGGGTGTTATATGCGATACACAAACTCATAATAATATCGTCGTGTGCTCCGTTTATAGCCGCATAACTGATGCGACGGGTCTTAATTGAATACTCATAACTGAAGGTCTTGAGTTCGTTGTAGAGTGGGGGGTTCAATTCGTGCGTGGGGAGTTTTACCAACCCCTCGTTTGTCGCGTAAATGAAGTCCTCAACGATATTTTGCTTGGAGGACTGGCTTGTAATAAAGGGTTCAACCTTGTTGTATTTGCTTTTTAACTGCTCAAACAACACATCACCGATGCTATTGACCTCCACCTGTGTTTGAGCGTCGTATTCACGGAGTTTTTGAGCGATATTTCCAATAATATCAGCCCACGCTTTCTGTCGTTCTCGGTAGAAATACACCAAGTTTCCATCGTCGTCAAAAATGGTGAGCACCGAGTAGTCGTTCTGTCGTCCAAAATCTACTCCACCCCAATACTTTTTCTTCTCGTTTTTGGGTGGGTAGAAATCCAGCACGCAATACCTATCCAAATCCACGAACACTTCACCCCCACTATCAATAAACTCACCCAAAATCTCCTGACGGAAGATGTCTTCAGGGAGCGTTTTTTTCGCTTCGTTTAGTTCGTCCTGTGAAATGTATGGTGTGTCGTATGAAGACCCCTGTAAAGCAAGATATGTGGGTTGCTCGGGGTCATTACCACGGATGCTCAAGGAGTATAAATAATTTTTACCCTTGGGGGTGGAAATAAACAGGACTTTTTTACCCTTAACCAAGATGGTTGGTTTTAACACCATATTCCATACCTCGTCCTTGAAGAACGCTGCTTCGTCCACTATCAGGTAGTCCAAGGTGAAACCACGGATGCTGTCTGCTCGCTCCCCCGATTTGAAGTGAATGACCGACCCATTCACCATTTTAATAATGAGGTTGGATTTGTTCGCTTCAGCGATTAGTCCTGTCTCCATTCCAGCATTCACCAAACTATCAAAAACCTTCCGTGCTTGAGAATACACAGGGGACACCCACATCAAGATTTGGTTGGGGGTCTCCACAGCCCATTTAATTAGTAGGTTCTGTGCCAGTAATGTTTTACCCCACTGACGACCGGTGGTTAAGACGATGTATTTTACCTCCTCGTGAAGCATCGCATCAATCTTAACCCTTTGGTCAGGGTGGGGGACAAAACCTTTTACTATCATACCTCGTCCCCGAACTTAAACTCAATCGTGGTGGTGCTCTTCATATCAACCTTTTCAGGTTCATTCAACCCCATCAGTTTAGCGATTGCGTCCAAGGTTTGACGAGCGTTGGATAAGTCCTTTTCGTTCTTCGCTTGGTTGTATAAGTCCCAATAGTGGAGCAGGTGCTTGTCAATAAGTTTTTCCCGTTCAATACGAAACTTTTTATTGACCTCTTCCCACACTCGGTTCCAATATTCATTCGCTCGTGAGCGTGATAAACCTTGGTTTGCGCACCACTTCGCATATTGTTCGTATGCGAGGTGCTCGTTGAAAATGACCTTCATACTCTCACGCATAAAGACCTCAACCTGCGCTTTATTCATTTTAATTGCGCGACCCCCTTTGGGTCGTCCTGGCCCTGGCACCCTCATAACGATAAATGGTGTTTAGCGTATTCGCTTAACTGACGACGGATATTGACGAAGCATTTACCGCAGCCAGGTTGTTTATTCTGTTTGAAGACCCTATTGTATAGGTTGTAAAACCACGCTACATCATCGGGGGAATATTCGCGTCTGTTCCCCTCCATAAATGCTCGTGTAAGTTCTTCGTCTGTGCAGTTGTCAAATCTCATTTTGGGTAATTCTATGTCTTGTATTTTATTTTCGCATTCCTCACACATAACCTCTGTTCGCTCCTTTGGTTTTTAAGTAAAATTGAATAGCATTTAGGTTGCCAGCCTTTATTTCGTCCATCAATTTTTTTTCCACATAGTCCAAGCACTGCTCCGCTATTTCTTTGACCTTCTCCTTGAAGAATATTTCGGTCATCCAATCGTCGTAAATTGGTCGTGATATTTTGGTCTCCTCCAAGGTAATTGAAACCACCCCCATATTTTTACGGAGTGCTTCCAAGAACTTTTCTTGTTGGGGGTCTATGAATGTAGCCATCGTCCTATTAAATATAATTGTGGGTCAAAAAATGGTCTATCACGAGCCTCAACGCTTGTGAGTGGTCGTGTAGTCCAAGTTTGGATTGAATGTGCGTTAAATCGCGTAAAATGAAGTCGTGCTCCTCAATCGTCGTTGTTATTTTGATGGTGCGTTGCTTGCCTTCCTTGACCTCATATTTGGGTAGTTCCATTTGAGGTGGGGGTGCGTCCCCCCAATGCGCATTGTCCTTCATTATGAACTCCAATTCCTGCTCCGGTGTCAGGTCTTCAATACGGATGAATGGTATTAACTTATACCCCAAATCTACCGCAGCACGAAATCGCATATTACCCCCCAAGATTAGGTTGTCTTTGTTGAGGACTATGGGACGCAGATACATCATTTCTGGCAACGATTGGATGCTTTCCTTGAGGTTTTGTAGTTTTTTGATGGTGATGCGTCGTTTGCTGGCTGTATTTAATTTGACTTCCTGCGCATCAATAAGTCCGTTATACATTATACCCTCTCTCATTTTAATTTTCCGTTAAGAAGTTTGTAAAACAGGTATTCACCCCTTATGTCTTCAGGTTTATTTATGTCAGACCAGCGTCGGTTGTTTGCGATGTGGTTTATCGCGATGCGACCAACCCCCACCATCTGTCCTATGACCCTATGTTTAAGGTTTTTTGTGAGCAGGTATTTAACTAATTCTACCTTCTCTTCGTTCAATTTTTGTCGTCCCATTTTTTTATCAGGTTTAACTTAATTTGGTTTATGTATCTACCGACGCTGTTGAGTGGTATTGTGGTGGTTCTGCTCACCGCAGTCAGGGTTCCAAGTTCCATCCATAATAAAAATAGGTCTCGGTCAAACCAACTCAAGTGTTCCAACTCTTTATAAACCCACTCAATCGTGGGAATATCCCCTTGGTAGGGTTCATCGGGTATATTTTCGTAATATTGGGGGTCAAAAATGGTCTCTTGCGACGCTTTTTTCTTGTATTGATAAAAATAGGGGGAAGTTTTACTGAAATAATTGTTCTTCAAAACGCGGATAAAATAAAAAATCCGCTCCCGTTCAACCATCGCATCAAGTGTATTTTTTTTTAAGATTTGCTCTATAACGCAGTGCAGCAGGTCTCCAACCTCGTTTTTGTCCTTGACGATGTTGTGGGTAATCTGTTCCAGTTCGTAATAGTTTTTACCTATCCATTCGTTCGTATTCACCAATTTTGCTCTAAAAGTGTTTATTTTCTCGTTCTATTATAAATATCACCTAAAACAAAAAAAGTTCCAGCCTAAAACAAAAAACCCCCCCCGTATGTGGGGAGGGTTAAAAAAAAAGTATGGGGGGGACATATAATGGGACAAATGGTTTCCCCCCCGAGAGCAAGATTAGTGTATCCTGTTTTTATAAATATAGCGAGGTTGAATTATTTTTCAATTCTATATCTCCACATTTCTTCTCTTTGCTCGCTTTCTTCTTTAGCGAGTTCGTAGCGTTTCGCCAGTAGGTAATCTTTTCCTTGCTGGTTTGCCTTCCAAGTGATGTATATGTCTTTTTTCATAGGTTTTTTTCGTTTTAAGCGACTTTTAGGGTTTGGATGGGTGCTTCTCCCATTCAGTTAGTTTAAACGCATTAGGAGCGAGATTTTGGGGGTCTTGCTCGTTAATGGTTGTGATGGTGTCTTGAACCAGCCGGATTATGTTCTCGTAATTGAGGTTCTCGGTTGAGATTTCAAGTTGGTCTAAAACGACCTGTGTGCCGTGGTGAGTAATTGTTAGTTTCATTCTCCGTCGTGAGTTTCAAGGAAGTTTATGTAGTAGGTGGTCTCTTTGATGCGATTGATGATGTCAATAACCTCCTGTGCGGTAATATCTTCTTTGGATAAGTGGATTTTACCATTCCTACTATACTGCGCACTAAAATTGCGCTTTGTGAGGTCAAATAAACCATTTTGCTTATGTCCGCAGATATAAAGGTCGGTGTAATAACTTCCATACCATTTGGTGCAGTAGTTCGCCTCTTTTAGCGTGTTGTTAAGCAACGCTTCGGTCAATTCTTGTTTAAGTTCTTTTTTCATTTTGGTTTCAGTTTTTAAGTAATGTATTGGTTTGTTTTCCCTCTACACTAATAAATATAATAAAGGTATAGCAAAAGTCAAATGGGTATGAAAAAAAATTGGGGAACCAGTCCCCAAATATTTTTAGTTCATTTCAAAGACATCAAAGGTGCCATCGCTCATTAGGGTCATTCGCTGCAACGCTTGCTCAATAATAAACTTCGTCCTAATGTCTTTACTCATATTGAGTAGGATTGGATATACCAAAACTCGTGGGACACCATCTGCGGTGTAGAACCCGATGACTTGGTCTATGAAGTCAATAGGGTCAGCAAAGTGCTTGTATCTGTCCCATTCTGCTTGTGCGACTTGGGTTGCCTCTATTGCTTCTTCCAGTTGCTTTCCGGTAAAGGTGTCCATCCACATTTGGATTAGTTGGTCGCTATATGGTGCGTCCTTGAGGTTCTGTAAAAAGGTTTGTTGGTTCATTTTTATCGGTTTTTTGGTAAAGATAAGCATTTCTATCTATTGATACAAGTGTTAGGTTAAAAGAGGGGTATTTCTACCCCCCTTCTCCCAACAAACTTGAAACCAAAATTACGGGTTGAGTTGTTGAGCAACCTGTTGAGCACGATTTGCCCACTCCTCCCGTAATGCTTTTGAGACCTTAATCCCGTGTGTTTTGTAGTATGCGTTCCACTGCTTTATCACGATGTCTTCGGTGATGGTGGTGTTGCGCAGATTGTAGATTGGAACCCAATGCTCCAATTTTAGCGGTGGTGTCTTGTAGGAGAACGCAAGCACTATGTCTCGCATTAACTCGCGGTCGTGAGTATCGTAATGGATTTCGTGGTTGGTTTTGTTCGCCCACGATTTGAGCAGTTTGAGACCCTGCTCAATTTCACTCGTGTTGAGTTTGTGGTTAAAGAAGTCCCCGTAGATTTGATACGGAGCGTAGAACGATTTGAAGTAAGCGATGAACTCTACTTCTTGGGGGGTTAGTGTGTTTTTCATTTTAGGTTTCAAGTTAAAAAGTTTGGGAGGGTTTTTGCCAGCCCCTCCCGTTTGCTGGTTTGTTTGTCAAAGATACAACAAAGTTTTCTATTCAAAGTCGTCTTCTATAAGTTTTCGCACGGCCAAATCCACCATTACGCAGTGAAGAGACGCAAGTTGGTATTCTATTTCCTCCTGTGCTTCTTCATCACCTTCAAACTTAATAAGGTCTTTTTGGAACTCGTCCAACAGGTATTTTCCCAAGAGGGAGTTGAATACGCACTCCACGAGGAAAAACACATAATCGTTAGAACCTACATAAAAGCACTACGCACACAATTATACGAGCAGCAAAATGAAAAATTGGAAATTATACTCAAAAGACCAGATATACAAATCGCTTGAG